GGCAATAATGGCAATAATGGCAATCAAATGTCCGGAAGAAGAATGCCAGTGAGGTCAGTATTTCACATTAATAGTAATATGATGCCAAATGCAGGTATGGTTTTACAACAATCCCAAGTCTCAATACAGGGTAATAAAAGAATAGAAAAAATAATCGAAACAGCAAATGGAGTAACAACGGAGAGAATAGTTGTTAGTAATATTTAGAATATTAAGAATAAAATATACTTTACCAATTATTTTAATTATTTTAAATTAAAATAATTAAAATATTTGGCATATTTATAAAATGTCAATGGATAACTCAAATCTTTCAGTTGAAGCCCAAGAAGCGCTAGCGTCAACTAAGCTAGGTGATTTAAAGAAAAAAATAAATGCCGCATCGTGGTCTAACAATATGGAACTTTTATTAAAAAATTGGGGGGAAAAAGCGGCCGGTTTGCGATTTATGCATAGTAACGCCGGTGGTTATTGGAAAGGTGTAAGCAATAAATTGACCATTTATGGTATTTTAATTACAACTGTTGCTTCTACTGTTTCATTGGTTTCTGCGAGTGTAGATGATATTGAAGCAAAAAATGGTATTATGTACGGAGTTGGCGGCGTAGGTTTAGTAAGTTCATTAATCCAATCACTCAAAAAATTCTATGATGCCGAAGAAAAAGCGGCAAATCATAATGCAATCGCAAAACAATTTGGATCATTCTATCGATACATGACTCTCCAAATGGGGATGTCTCGAGCAGATCGTGTTCCCGCCGATGAATTAAGTACATGGGCACTTAAAGAATACGAACGATTGCAACAAGACGCTCCCCCATTAGGTGGTGGGCCAATTGAAGCATTCAAAAAATTATTCAAAGATTCACCACAAAGCGTCCCTGATGTATGCGAAGATCAATTTCTAATTCATGTTTACGGTGATCCGCCCCAACACGCCACAAACGTAGATGTAGCAAGTAATTCAGTAGAACCAGTAGATGACGAATTACCATAAATCACATTACAACAAAATATAACATTACAACAAAATATCACATTACAACAAAATATAACAAAATATAACAAAATATAAAATATCAAAATATAAAATATCAAAATATAAAATATCAAAATATAAAATATCAAAATATAAAATATAACAAAATATAAAATATAACAAAATATAAAATATATCTTATTATATTATACCATATCATGCCATTACAAATCGATACTACAAATATGTTATTAACTAACTCATCATATAATTTAAGTCAAATAGTAAGTCAAAATGCATCCACAAAAGAAATATTAACTTTAATAGAAAATTTCATAGAAAAATACTATAAAACAGAGAATATACAAAATCTATTAATTGAATTACCACAATTAATAGAAAAATTAAACTTATTGGTGGCATTAGATTTACGATTCATATAAATAAATAAATCTCTCATATCCAATTTATAAATTTGCTAATATATTTATATTAATATAAATATATTAATGTCTTTCAATAGTACTCTTCCTGATATGTCAAGTACACCACTTACCAATGATTCAATAGTCAATAAATTATTAACTGATATACAAACTACAGATGTTAGCAATACAACATACACAACATTTACAACATCGAATGAAATAAAAACTTCTCAAAAAATGAGAAAATTAAAAAATTTAGCAAATTTTTTACAGGAATTAGAAACATTAAACAAAAGTTTAGAATAAAATAATATCACATATCATAAATCAAATTTCACGAGTAATAGCCAAACCAAAATTTAAATGATCATCATGTAAATATTCTAATGGTAATTGTTGCACCTTGCCTTTATTGTCGAAAAATTGGATTTCAAAATTTAATAAATTAATATATCCATTATATTTTCGAATAGGTTTATTTACCGTCGATGTAGTAAAATCTTTTGAGAAAGTATTAGAAGACGAACTACTTGAAAACGCCATATTAAAAGAAGTCAACATATTTTTATTATGTATATTACTTGGAACAACATATTGTTGTGTATAATTCATAGTATAATCGTGTAGACTAAAATATATTTTACCCACATCATATTTTACAATACTTTCTGATTTAATAAAACTAATATCTGTATAGAGTTTTTGACTAAATCCAAGACGATCGGCCAAGCTATAATTTAATCCAGATAAATTTTCTGGAACAGTAAAATCCAAAGTAAAAGTTGAAAAATTTGAATTTTGAGACAAATCGAATGTAAGGTTTTGATTTTTTGTACCTCCGCCGCGATGTATACTAACGGATATATAATGTAAAATTGATGATGGTAAATTCTCTCGAAAATCTGTATTCAAATTTTTTATCACAGTTTCAAGATCGGTTTTATCAAGTAAATAATGACAATTTATTGGTATTTTGACTGTATGTTTTTTATTATTGCTAACATCAGTTATATAAAATTTATTATTATTTTTATAATCAGAAAAGGTGTACGGTAATGGAAAATTAATATTTGAAAGGTGTATTTCACTAATATTAGTCAATGTATGATTCAATGAAAATTTAAATAATGTTCTATCAGAATTAACATGTGCATTAGTAAATATAAATTCATGATTTACTGTATGTTTTTCACCGAGTCCTTCAGTCCGTTCTAATATTTCTATTCTTTCCATATCTCCCTGATTTTCTTGATTCATCCTATTAATTTCTTCTTGTGAAATCTCATAACATTGAAGCAATTCTTCTGGATTAAGATTAGTAATATCTTCAAAATTAGGTGCTGCTAACGGCAATTGAGACATAAGTGGATTCTCTATATTATAATCAAAATAATTTGCTCCTTCAGCATTCATAGCATTACTATTACAAAAATTATCTAGCAATTTTTCTTGAATATCACAAAAAAATTCTTGGATTTCTTCAGCCGACTTATTAATTGGTTCATCAATCTCTCCATCCATTCCAATCGTAGCAGTAAACATATTACTTAAAATATTAATTTTATTAACAATTTCTGCCTGGCTCGGATTACTTCCTAAATCTAATAACCCCAATAAATCATCAATAGTATATTGATTCATTGATGTATCAAAACCTAACCCGATTTCATTAACCATTATCTATACATTTATCTATAAAAAAGTATTTAAATTCTAACACAAAACACAAAACAATCGTAATCCAAAAAATAAAATTGAAATAAATTTTTTTCGATAAGAAGTGATATACAAACCCGATTTATATACAGATATTATAATGAGTTGCTTTGTTTGCTGTGAAAAATACAATAAGACAACTCGATCCAAAATAGCATGCCCATTCGGCGATTGCACTTATGAATGTTGTAAAGGGTGTGTCAGAACATATATTTTAGGATCTACAAAAGATCCACATTGTATGAACTGTAATAATGGATATACACAAAACTTCATCATTGAAAATTTAAACCGTAGTTTTCATGATACCGATTATAGAAAACATAGGAAATCTCTATTAGTAGATACTGAAATCAGCAAGATGCCTGAAACGATGCAAATCGCCGAAAATTACAAACAAATAGAAGTACACGAAATCAACGTTACAACCCTAACAGAAAAAATACAAACACTTAAAACCGAATTAAATAAATTAACATTAGAAAAGAACGACGAATTCAGAATAATTCGCAATTTAAAGTCAGGTAAAATCGACGAAACCCAAGAAAAGAAGAAATTCATCTTTGCATGCCCAGAAAATGAATGCAGAGGCTATCTTTCAACACAGTATAAATGCGAATTATGCAAGTTATATACTTGCCCCGATTGCCTTGAAATTGTCGGACATAATAAAAATGATCCCCATACATGTAATCCTGACAATGTAGCAAGCGCAGAAGAAATCCGCAAAACCAGTAAACCATGTCCAAGTTGCGGTACTCGGATCCAAAAGATCAGTGGATGTGATCAAATGTACTGCACCGAATGTCGTGTAGGATTTAGTTGGAATAGTGGTAAAATAGATAATGGCCCAATACACAATCCTCATTTCTATCAACTCCTGGCCAAACAAAACAATGGCCAAACACCACGAAATCCCCACGATGTCCTTTGCGGTGGTCTCATTGGTTACTATCAATTTGGAGCTATTCGACGTAATTTTACGAATATATTACAATCCCTTTCACCCGAAGAACGCACCCCATTATCCAACCTTGATGCTCAACTCTTACCGCTTCATAGATTAGCGACCCATATAACACATTATGAATTACCTCATTTAAGAACTCGTATTCAAACTTTATCGGATAATCTTCATCTCCGCGTTAAATATTTAAACAGTAAAATTTCCAAGGAAGAATTAGCAGATCAAGTATATAGAAATGATGCTTCCCGTAAAAAGACAATCGAAATTCTTCAAATATATGAACTGTTGAGTGTTTATACAATAGAAAATTTCGCGAATATTGACAAAATTAAGCGATCACCCAAAAAAAAAAATGATCTAGAATTTATTGAAACAATCATCAAATTTATGGACGAATTTAAACAGTTAATTAGATATACCAATCGAGAGATGAAGTTAATATCTGTCACATATAACCAAACAGTAATGATTATAGAAGATACGTTTGGATGGAAATCCCGTAAATTCACAAAATCACAATTAACAGATATTATGCATAATGAACTATCAAATCCAACACAAACCAAACCCCAAACAAAACCTTCAAGTAATGGTGCTGGCTCTAGCACTGATCCTTTGTAAAATCGCACGAATATCATGCATTAACGCAAGTCTCATACTTTCAACTATAACCCATAATGGCATTAATTGAATACCTTGTCCACGTTTACAGTGTCGGCTTCCCTTAAACAATAATTTTTCTAGAAGTACAATTTTTCTATGGAATTCCATAGACAAATATTCTACTGAAAAATCAATTCTACGCTTCGAGTGATAAATGAACCGATTATAATTATTATCACTATAAATCTTGCATTTTTTGCCATTATCTATAATCGCGTCTTTCCCCCCACCACATTTAACCATCCCAACCCCCATAATTTTATTTGTACTATTATTCATTTCTAATACAAATAAAACAGTTTCCGGCAAGACAGACTCACTAATTCGAATAGGTGATCCATAAATAGAGCCATTGAAGTCTCGCACACGACACCATTCCCTATTCTCTCGATAAGTCTCATTATCAAATCGCGTTATAGCCAATTTATACATCAACATCAAAACTAGAACAAATATAAATAATATATAATACCATATCCAAACAATCACTTTTTTCTCTCAATTTTATTTTTAAAAAAATTATGCCACACCATTACATAACCCATATAATCCTAATCGAATCACCACATCCTTCTCCAACATATTATCCTGAAGAACTTTAACAACAGAATCCGATTCCCCTCTCAATGCTATTCCATTGATACTATATAAATATTTATATTTTTCAACTATTTCCATATTAGGCAATTGGCAATCTTCCCGAAGACCATTAATATGGCAAAATCCGGAATCAATTGAAATATTAATTCCCAATCCGCCTCCTCCCACCAAATCCCTAGCAATCTCACAATAATTCTTTTTCTGATGTTCATCAATTTCCATTACCATTCTATTAATATTAATCTCTCTATCTTGAAACAAATCAAATATAATATTTTCTACAGATCCACTGGGGTATTCTGAACCCATGTCCCGTTTTAATCGCTCTCGAATAAGCATTTTCAAAGTTTTATTATTTTCATTATACACATTCGCAATAACAGTATATAAATCATCATTCTCGATCATCAATAACTGCTCACTTTTCAAATGATCATTATATTTTCCAATAATAAATTCTTTAACAATATCTGCAATTGTATTTATTAAACTCATTAAACAGTTATAATTAGTATAATGTTAATACTATATCTATATTTATATTTATTTTATATATTTTACACTTATTATACTTATTATACTTATTATACTTATTATACTTATTAT